GATTTAATTCTTAACTTTTCTGCAGCAGTTGCTCCAGCTAACATAGTTTTAAAAACCATATCAAAATCTTCTGCTGTAGAACTAACATCTGTAGTTAAAGATTCAATACCACCGCCTGTTTCATTGTTGCCTCCAGCAGTTTCAGTTATAAACTGCATACCTACACCAATGCCAGCAGCAGGAGTTCCTGAAGAGGTTCTTTTAACATCAAGTGGGTATAACACTGTAGTCGTTCCAGAATCTTCTTTATCCAAAGAAGCCCCTGCACTTCCTGTAATTAAACTTGTAACACCCAAAGTAGTGCTTAAAGTTGTAGCTGCACTTACTCCTAGTGTTCCGCTTAAAGTTGTATTACCCGTTACACCTAAGGTTCCACCTACAGTAGCATTACCATCAATAGCTCCTGCTCCAGTAACTTCAAGAGTTCCAATCTGCAAATCTCCTAAAGCATTTGCAACAGCCGCTGTTCCTCCACCACCATCACAATACACAACAACATTCTTGCCATTTTGGATAGTGACGTTAGAACCAGAACCCTGAGATATATCTATAGTGCGACTTGCAGATAATGCATTTTCAAATATAAACCAAGCTGTAGTCGTGTTAGGAGCAACCGTTACTGTGCAATTACCTCCTATATCACCACCATCTACAAACTTAATTACACGGAACATCCCATCTTGTACATTAGATGTACCGCTATCAGGAGAAGTTTCTCTAACAGTTAACGTATGAGAAGTACTAGAAATTGTTACAGATTTATAAGCAGCAATACGATCTAGTATATCAAGGTTAAAATTAGTCGTAACGCCCCATGCACCAGACTGATCACCGCTTCCCATTTCTTCAATGCCAAAATTAGTAGTGTATGTGCTTGCCATATTTAACTCCTCAAGCAGCGTCCCTGTTTCCAATTTCAATCCACTTCGGACTTTGGCTTGGGACAATAGGTTGCCAAATTACCGAAGAATTAATTATCGAACTTATTTCTATTCCTGTCACACCTACAACAATGCTTGCTACGGATACAGTGCCAATAGCTCCTGCTCCTTGCACTCCTGTTACTACAACAGTAACACCTGTTCCTTCAGTTACTGATTCTGTTCCAGTTGTTCCTGCAGCTTGAACACCAGTTACACTAAAACTAATGCCACCTGTTACATCATAAGTGCCAATGCTAAAACTAGAAGAAACACTAGTAGGACTAATAGTAGCATCACCTGAGACAGTATAGCCTGTGCCTATAGCAAAAGACCCTGCTACACCACTCTCAACTATAGTCTCTCCTGTGCCTTGACCAACCGAATAAGTGCCAAAAGAATATGTAGCTTGAACACCTGTTCCAGCTACAGTAACTCCTGTGCCCTCTCCAACAACAACACTGTTAACAACCCCAGACATAGAAAGAGAATTAATACCGCCTTGATTCCATGCTCCTTGATTCCACCCAGACCTTCCCCAGCCTGTTCCAAAGATAATGGTAACAGCAGCCATAATTTAAGCCAGTCGTATAATAGCGTTGTTTGCATCATTAGCAGGGTATTGAATAGTAAAATCTCCAGAACTGGAAGACTTGTCTCCACCAAAGTCTAAAACACAAACTGAAGGATAAGCTGCATGATTGGTAGTTGCCCCTGTTCCTGCTGTGCTTAATGTATAATTATAAATTACTGCACAACGAGCATTAGATATACTAGAGGAACCCCAAGTTGTATCTGCAAAATCAAGAAACGCTGTAGGAACAGCACTGCTATTATCTGATAAACCTAAAGTAACACTGGTTACCGCTTGCCCTTTAGCCGTATAATTAGTTCCACTAACCTCGTTAGTAGCTGTATATCCAGTCAAATCTTCATTTGCATCTGTACGACTGGACGTAAACATTGCGATATAAAACGTGTCTGCGGGTATTGCAACAGCACCTGTACGAGTATGTTGCGTCCAAAAATGAATGCCTGCGGTAATCTCTTGCTTGTAAGAGCCACACATTGCTTGGTTAATTGCCATTATAGTCTCCTTATAATTTCAGCTTCCTCATGGAAACCTTCTTTTTTTAAAATGTTCCACAGTGTGGTACGATCCGATTCGATGGCTCTTAACATGTACTCAGCAATTACCGCCTTTACCTTTTCTCTAAAGGCAAGAGCCTGCTCACGAACATGAGGCGGTGCATCGGTTGATATAGAACAAATTTTATTCACACACATTTCGGCTATCTCTTCTGGAGAGTGCCCACGATTATTACTTGTAAAAACTTTAACAGGACCTATCTCTCCTGCTCCTGACGATCCATTTTCAAAAGTCATGTGACAGGTATCCTAAGCTGACCTGAACGATAAACATCTTTTCGATCTCTTCCTTCTCCAAGATTTTTAAGTCTAGGCAAGCATTCTTGATAACGTGTTTGATAGTAAGTTAAAAGTTCTGCATCACCCTTCATAAATACATAAGCCTCAATCAATGAAGCATAGAGAAGAGCATCATAAGCATTAGTGCCTAGCCAAGTAGTTGTATTGGTAGATGATAACCCTGCTGGAGAATACACATAATGAAACTCCATTGTGTAATCAGCATCTGGCATAGGAGCTACTATAAGATTAGTATCATCGAAAATAGCGTAGAACTTTGGCCTTCCTGTTTCTGATGTATCAGGATAAGACTCCTGTATAAAATTAACATCTTTATTTAAAAGAAAATGATATGTGTTAGATTCTATTACTGACAAAGAAAATGGAGCTAAGAAATCATTAGGTAATGCTAAATATTTATTTGCTGATGCTAATGTTCCTTGCTGATTCTTTCTAAAGACTGGTAGCTGAACCTCAAATAAAATACGTTGTTCAGCATTAGAAATAAATCTATCAATCTGAGAAACAAAAGTTGTTTCTGTATTGTCAGTGTAGTCTTTAATAGCTTGAACTAAAGTTGAATAAGTAAGTTCCATATGTTTAACTCGTTTTTATGGTGACAGTTCCAATAGAAGAACTGATCTGCATGGTGGTTAATCCTTGAGTTCCTAGTATCATTGCACTGTTCCCATCTCCAACAGGGTCCCAAGAAAACAACCCACGTCCTGAGGTTGCTCCATTAGGTCGAGGATCAAACAAAGCTTGAGGATCAGATATAGGTATTCTTCCTACCCAGTTTTGAGGCTGATCAGGATCAAAGACATCTCTGCCTACACGCAATCCTGTTCTTATTCCTGTTTGAACCTCATAGACAAGCTCACTTAAAGGATACCTAAATCCTGTTTTGTCACAGTATCCAAAAGCATACTTGCCTCTTGCATAAGGATAGCTCATGCTGAATAGTACTCTGCTAAAGGAATTAATCTAAACGGAGCTTTAACTCTGTTCTCCTCCGCTGCTAATTGAAACTGCTCTTCATATATTTGTTTTAATAAAGGAACTCTCTGTGCAGCTTCAGGTTTCTTAATAGCAATGTAATAAGCAAGACCAGCTACCATTGCTGGTAGAAACAAAGCAGGGATATCATAATTGTTAGAACCCTTTATACCTGTATCAGTCATTCTCCTTACTCGCCAGTATACAAACTCAGCACTTGCAAACTCACTGCTTGCTGTAGGATAAATGTGAATAACAGGGGCAACCCTTTGACGATCAACCCAATATTGATTAGGACGACCTTGCTCAAGCTTGTCAGGGATTGATCCATATGTAACAGGAGATACACGAGCTATACTTGAATCAATTTGCAAGTTTTGTGTGCCAGGATTTGTACGAACTACAGCCTCAATTAGATCAACAGTATCATCATCTAAAGTATAAGTTTGAGTTCCTTGAGTAAAAGTAAAAGACTTTTCTTCAATACACCACAGGTTAAGACCTCTGTTCTGCCATTCAAGTCCCATAAGGTTCAAGCTTCGCCTAGCTGTTTTAAGATCGTAACCAGTACGCATCTCTAACCCACAACGCTCGAATGCCTCTTCAGCCATTTCATTTATATCAAGATTAAAGGTAGCTGCTGTTTCAACCGCCATGTCTACCTCTTTTCTTTGATCTTTTTTCGTAAATCTTTAATAGGTTGGCTTCTAGTTACTGTTTCTTGATTATATAAGGGCGCAAATTTTCCGACAACCCGATCAAACCATTCTTCCTCTTCAGCAGTCGTTTTCTTAGGTTTGCGCTTACCTCCTATAGTCTCCTTACCTCCTGCTGTACCTCCTGCTATAGCTCCTGACATAGCTTTTTTTAGAGTCTCTTTACTTGCAGCGCCTCCACCTTGCATACCACGCTTGCGCTTGCTGAGTTCATACATATCCTCACCAGCTTCACGTACAGACATAGAACCTTTTTTACCAAGCTCACCTGCCATAGTTCCTCGCCCAGTTTCTGCAAGACCCCCAGAGTAACCTCCAGCTTCCATTAAAATTTTTGTATCATCAACACGAGGAAGACGAGTGCGCCCTCCCATAGCCATGCCATCACGCCTATCTCTAATCATACCGCCCCCTTCTTTAGGATTTTTACCATGAATTTTCATTTTTTTAGCAGCGTTTCTTGCATGTCTTCTGCCTGTCGCTGTTTCATCATCGCTGAAAGCATCTATTATTTTGCTTACTCCTGACAATATAGCTGCACGAGGAGAATATTTACCAAGAGGACTTGTTCTTCTGGTGTACTCCGCTTCCTTTTCAGCAGGCAAAGCTGTATCAAAACCTCGACCTACTTTAGGATTTTTGCTAAATCTAGAAATATCTGCCATGTTAATATCCTAAGCCATAGGTCCGTAAGTAAAAAAACCTTTCGTCTGTCTAATTACATTACCACCTTTATTAACACCATAAGCTGCAACACGGCGTTTCTTAGCTACGCCGACATCGCTACCATCTCCTTCCACAGAAACAGGCATATCACCATATGCATCTTCAGTTTTAACTTTGTTCTTGGAAGCCGTTTTTGGATTTAATGTTGGCATCAAGCTTTCCTTTTCTTTCTACCTTTGTCCATGGTTTTAACCGCAGCAAATTTTCTGCGACCCATTGCCTTTTCCATACCTTCACTCTCACGTCTTCGAGACCCAAGATTACCTTTTGTCTTACGATTGCGTGATCCTAAAGATTCATCAAGACGTGCATTGTAACCCTGCTTCTTTTTTGCAGGCTTCTTCTTTTTGACTGCCATAACCCTATCTCCTCCACTGTTTGCTATTGCTAAAGCCTGTTTAC